CTAGTAAAACAGGTGAGCGCTACCTTCCAGAAGCTGCGATCAAAAGTCTCAGCCCTGCTGAGTACGCTGCTACAACACGTGCGAAGCGTGCTGGCAAAAAAGCCGGGAAGCAATTCGTAGCGCAACCAAAAACTATTGCAAAGAAAACAGCGGGGTTTAGATAATGGCTGAACAGTGGATACAGAAAGCAATCAAGAAGCCCGGAGCTTTGCGGAAGTCTTTAGGTATTAACCCAAAGAATCCGAAGAACCCGATCTCTCCAAAGTTGTTAGCAAAAGCCGCCAAAGCCCCCGGCAAGATGGGTCAAAGAGCTCGTCTAGCCCAGACCCTTAAAAGTTTTAAAAAGTAAGGAAAACTATGTTTAACGATGACGAATTGGCACTAATCAAAGCAGCGCTTAACTGTTTGGGCGAAGTTCAATCAACTAATCAAGGACACATCACCGATGAAGTCCAAGCATTGATTGACAAGATGAATGCCCCCGTAGAAGTCCCCAAAGCTAAAAAAGCTAAAACCTCTGACGAGTAATCATGGCAAAAACCTCCGGCGAATTTGGATTTAACCTTGACCTTTCTGAGTTGGTCGAGGAGGCGTTCGAACGCGCTGGTAGTGAGATGCGTACGGGCTATGATTTGCGTACCGCACGTCGTAGTCTTAATATCATGTTTGCTGATTGGGCAAACCGTGGTATCAACCTATGGACTATCGAGCCGGGCACTATTACGTTAGTTCAGGGTCAGAATACCTACCCGCTACCAAACGACACTATTGACCTCCTTGAGCACCTAATCCGCACAGGAGCCAACAATACGGCTACTCAAGCGGACTTAACAATTACCCGTATTAGCGTCTCTACCTACGCTACGATACCAAATAAGATTCAGCAAGCCAGACCTATTCAGGTTTGGATTCAGCGCTACAACGGGCAGACTTCGCCTGTAGCCTCTACGCTAACCACAACAATCACAAGTACATCCACCTCAATCGTGTTAAATGATGTTACGGGTTTACCCGCATCTGGGTTTGTAAAGATTGATAACGAGATTATCAATTACAGCTATATCACGCAAGATACAAATGCTGTTACAGGCACGCTGTATAACTGCTTCCGTGGACAACAAAACACGATTGCCGCAAGTCATACTGGTGGTAACACTATCCCTGTGTACTGGCAACAAGTCCCAGCCATAACAGTTTGGCCTACTCCCGATAGTGCACAGCAATATACGTTTGCTTACTGGCGTTTGCGTCGCACTCAAGATGCAGGTGGCGGTGTGAACATCATGGACGTGCCGTTTAGATTTATTCCTTGTATGGCGGCTGGCCTGTCGTACTACATTGCTGGCAAAGTACCGCAAGGTATGGAGCGTATTGGTATGTTGAAACAGCAATATGACGAGGCATGGGAACTTGCCGCGTACGAAGATCATGAGAAAGCAGCATTACGTTTGGTTCCTAGACAGACCTACATTGGGAGGTAGTCGTGGGTAATCGTTTTGCTTCTGGCAAGAATGCGATTTCGGAATGTGACCGTTGCGGTCAACGGTTCAAGTTAAAGGTTCTAAAGACTGAGATCATCAAGACTAAGAACTACAACTTGTTGGTGTGCCCAGAGTGCTGGGACCCAGATCATCCGCAGTTGCAGTTGGGTATGTGGCCTGTGGATGACCCACAAGCTCTGAGAAATCCAAGACCTGACAGAAGTTATGTAATTTCTGGAACAAGTGGATTGCAAACAAATGTGGATGGTGGCACTGGGCCGACTGGTACTGGAACACCCCAAGGTGGTAGCCGAATCTTCCAATGGGGTTGGAATCCTGTTGGTGGGGCAAGCAGTTTTGACGCAGCGTTGACGCCAAATAATTTGAATTTGGTTGTACAACTTGGTACAGTTACGGTAGCAACAACTTAGGAGTTGAAAATGGCAAAAATGGAATCTGGTAAAGCTGACATGGCGCAAGACAAAGCCCTTATCAAAAAGGCCTTCAAGCAACATGATATGCAAGAACACAAGGGCGGCAAAGGCACTTCTTTGAAGCTCAAAAAGGGCGGCGTGACTGGCGAGATGATGAAGTCTATGGGTCGTAACATGGCTCGTGTCGCAAACCAAAGGGGCAAATAATGGCTACTTTCAGTAAAAAAATGATGGGCAAAGAAGTTGGCGATGGTGCTTTCTACGCTCAACCACATGGCGAAGCTAATAAAAAAGCAAACGTAGTTGACCCTAACACTTTGTCTGCTAAAAGCGTAAACCCATACACCCCTGCTCAACGCGTCAGTGCTGGTGATCCAGCCGCTGATGATGTTAAAACTACCGGCATCAAAGTCCGTGGTACTGGCGCAGCTACTAAAGGCTTGATGGCACGAGGCCCGATGGCATGACCTATTCTGAGTTACTAACAGCGATTCAGACGTATACAGAAAATACGTTTCCTGCCACTACGTTGGCGGATAGCACAGTTGTGTCTTCAACGACCCAGTTGAATCGCTTTATTACTCAGGCTGAACAGCGTATCTATAACACTGTTCAGTTTCCGTCGTTACGCAAAAACGTGACAGGTAGCGTGACTACTAGCAATAAATATTTATCTTGCCCCGATGATTTCTTGTCTACGTATTCTTTGGCTGTAATTGATACAGCAACGGGTAACTACGAATACCTGTTAAACAAAGATGTGAACTTCATCCGTCAGGCGTACCCCAACCCAACCACAGATACAGGTATTCCTAAATACTACGCGCTGTTTGGCCCAACTGTTAATACCAGCACAATTACTAATGAGCTCTCATTCATTGTTGGTCCAACCCCTGATGCGTCTTACTCCGTAGAGTTGCACTATTACTATTACCCCGTGTCAATCACCGTTTCGTCTACTGGTCAGACTTGGCTGGGGGATAACTTTGACACAGTCCTTTTGTATGGTTCGCTGGTTGAAGCATATACCTACATGAAGGGCGAACAAGACATCATTACTTTGTACGATACCAAGTACAAAGAAGCACTTGCATTGGCTAAACGCCTCGGAGATGGGCTGGAGCGCAGTGATGCGTATCGTAGTGGTCAGGCTCGCGTGGCTCCGCTACCGCAAAATAGCGGGGTCCAATAATGGCGTTTACGGGTAATTGGGCAACCAATACATTCAAGACCGGTTTACTTGATGGGGTGTTTAACTTCAATACTGGGACGTCTCAAGTATTTAATATTGCGTTGTATACCAACGCCGCTACGTTAGATGCCACTACTACAGCTTACACAAGCACAGGCGAAACATCTGGTGGTAACTATGCGGCGGGTGGACAAACACTGGTTATTAGCCAAATCCCCACAATCGGTAACCAGACCGGTGCGGCAACAACCTATCTGTCTTTTACTAATGCTGCATGGACAGGCTCCATCACCGCGAGAGGTGCTTTGATTTACTTGGCTAATGGCACGACTAACCCAACAGTTTGCGTGTTAGATTTTGGCGCAGATAAGACCTCAACTAACACATTCACCGTACAATTCCCAGCAGTCACTAATACGTCTGCAATCATCCGACTCTCATAGGAGCACATATGCACAAAGAACAATCCGGTTTTGGCGATAACGCCGTAGCCACACTGCAAGCTAACGCATCCATCCCAGAGGGTATGGGCATTGAAGGCTTTTACAAAGTAGAGTGCCGTGACGCACAAGGCAACCTCAAGTGGGACGAAGCATTCCCTAACTTGGTCGTTGCTATTGGTAAGCAGTTGTTGCTGGACACCTTGCTCCGCACATCTGGCACTTACACCACAGTTGGCCCATTCTTGGGTTTGATTAACAACAGCACTACGTTTGCAGCCGCAGACACTATGACTTCTAAGACATGGACTGAGTTGACTACCTATACCGTGGGCGGTTCAGCAGTGCGTGGAACAGCAGTGTTTGCAGCATCTACCTCGTCTGGTACGACTCCATCAAACGTCACTACGTCAACGGCTACGGCTATCACCTACACAATGACAGGTTCTGCTACTGTGTATGGATGTTTCTTGGTAACAGGTTCTGGCGCAGTCAGCACAATCTCTAGCACTGCGGGTACTTTGTACTCAGAAGGCAACTTCAGCACTGCCAAGACTGTTACATCTGGCGACACCGTAACTGTTACTTACTCGACTACTGCGACTTCTTAAGGAGTCTTAAATGGCTCTAGCCCTCAATGATCGGGTACAACAGACTGGCACAGCCAACACAACGGTAAGTTTTACCTTATCGGGCTCTGTCACGGGCTTCCAATCCTTTGCCGTAGTGGGCAACGGGAACACCACCTATTACTCTGCCTTTGATGCTACGGGTAACTGGGAGGTGGGGATTGGCACGTACTCAACGACTGGCCCGACTCTCACGCGCACGACTATTCTGGCCTCTAGCAACTCTGGGTCAGCGGTTACGTTCTCTGGTACGGTCAACGTCTTTGTAACTTACCCTGCTGAGAAGTCCGTCAATCTAGACGGGTCTAACAACGTCAGCGCGTTGGGTACTGTGTCTTCTGGTACTTGGCAAGGTACAACTGTAGGCGTGGCGTATGGTGGCACGGGCGTAACCGCATCAAGTGGCGCTAACTCGGTGATGCTGAGAGATGCAAACCAGAACGTATCTATTAACCGTTTAAATCAAGGCAGCACAACAGTTACTGCGGCGGGCGGCACAACTACCTTGACAGCGGCTTCTACATTTAGCCAGATTTTGACCGGTACGGGCGGACAGACATTTAGATTGCCCGACGCTACGACACTGACAGCAACAACTGCTTTCCAGTTCAACAACAACGCTACTGGCACGCTAACGATTGTTGACAATGCTTCTGGCGCTGTGGGTACGATTGCCCCCGGTGGCGCGGCTGATATTGCCTTGCTTTCTAACGGCACAGTAGGCGGAACATGGGACGTCCATGCTTATATACCTGAGAATGTGCAGTGGGGCACTAACTCTCTTGCGCTTGGTTCTACTGTAATTTCTGGCGGTACATGGCAAGGCGGCACTATTGCTACTGGCTACGGCGGTACAGGGCTGACAAGTTATGCCGCAGGCGACTTGCTTTACTACGTGTCTGGTACGGCTCTATCTAAAGTGCCAATCGGTGCTAACGGATATATTTTGACTTCTAACGGTAGTGCGCCAACATGGGCTGTTAACACAGCAGCTACAGCAGACCAAGCGTACTACCTAGCTTTTATGATGGGATAAGAAATGGCAACCTACACCAACGTATCGTATGGAGTAAAGAACGTCAGCACGGGCGGCTCTACTGCAACGACAGTAGCGGCATCGACCACTTTGGCTATAGCCAGCCTTGTGGTATCTAACACCTCTACTTCACCTATCACTTGTGACGTTTACTTTACCCGTTCAGCGGTCAACTACTACCTAGTCAAAGGCGCAACAGTGGCGGTGGGCGGTTCAAACGAATGTATTCAAGGCAACAGGATTATTTTGCAAGCAGCAGATGTTCTGGTTGTGGTCTCAAGTGCGGCATCTTCAGCCGATGCTTGGGTATCAGGATTGACGGTGGTCTAAATGGCAGTAATCGGTAACTCCTCTACACAACAGGCTTTCACGCCAGCCGTTGATTACTTCAGCGGTACGGGTTCCGCCACGGCATTCACGCTGTCTCGCCCAGTTGCGTCTGTGGCGCAGGTGCAGGTGGTTATTGATAACGTAGCCCAGAACCCCAGTTCAGCCTACACAGTAAGCAGCAACACCATCACATTTACGTCTGCTCCACTGAGCGGGACAAATAACATTTATGTTTACTACACAAGTCCAATAACGGATGTAATTGCACCGGGGCAAAACACAGTAAACACAAACTCTCTGACTTCCAGCCTATCGCTGACTACGCCTACTCTTGTAACACCAAACATAACTACAGGCTTAACTCTTACTGGTTCTGCTGGAACGGCGGGTCAGTATTTACAGTCTAATGGTTCTGGCGCGGCTCCTACTTGGGTTACGGCTTCTACGCCATTAGTAAATTATTTAATTGTTGCTGGCGGAGGCGGAGGCGGCGGCGCTGGCGGTGGTGGAGCAGGTGGAGTTCTTGCTTCTACTACTTCTGTTACACCGGGGACTTCTTACACAATTACTGTTGGTGGAGGTGGTTCTGGGGCAACTCAAGGCGCTGCCACACAAGGAGCAACTGGTTCTAATACAACGGCTTTCGGGCTAACCGCATCTGGCGGTGGTGGTGGTGGTGCATATGCTAACGGTAGTAGCACATCTCAAAACGGATTATCTGGTGGTTCTGGTGGAGGCGGTGGTTGGTATTACGCAGGGGCATCTAGCGGAGGTTCTGGCACATCTGGTCAAGGCTATGCTGGCGGTTCAAACGCTTATTCATCTGCAAACCCATACTCATCTGGAGGTGGCGGAGGTGCTGGCGCTGTTGGCGCAAATGCTGTTTCTAATAGTGTTGCTGGTGCTGGTGGAGTTGGAATTGTTTCTGCAATTACTGGTACTTCCTATTATTGGGGCGGTGGTGGTGGAGGTGGCGGGCAAACTGGAACCGCTGGAAATGGTGGTTTAGGCGGTGGCGGTGGCGGTGCTTGCTGGAATACCGGAACCGCTGGCACAGGCGGTGGCTCGGCGCTAAATACGGGGGGCAATGGTCAACTAAACGCAGCCCAATCAGGTGCCTGCGTAGGTGGCGCTGGCGGAACAAACACAGGGGGTGGTGGTGGCGGAATGGGCATTTCCGTTACTCTAGGTGGTGCGGGAGGTTCTGGAATAGTTGTAGTTGCCTACTCAACCGCATACAAGTTAGCCACAGCCACAGGTACATACACGCAAACATCTTCTGGCGGTAATTACATATTTCAATTCACAGGGTCGGGAACGATAACTTTCTAAGAGGAAAAACACATGTCACATTTTGCAAAAGTAGTAGACGGCATCGTTACACAAGTTATCGTTGCTGAACCTGAGTTTTTTCAAACATTTGTGGACTCAAGTCCCGGTGAGTGGATTCAGACTTCGTACAACACACACGGTGGTGTTCATGCTAACGGCGGTACTCCACTGCGTAAGAACTACGCTGGTATCGGCTATTCATATGACCGCACAAAAGACGCATTCATCCCACCAAAGCCATTTGCAAGTTGGGTATTGAACGATGACACTTGTCTATGGGGCGCACCAACTCCAATGCCAACAGACGATAAGTTCTACGAGTGGGATGAAGCCACTACGTCTTGGAAAGAATTAACAGAGGCTTAATATGGCTATAAGCACCATAGACCTAACCAAAGCGGTAGTAAATGTATTGCCCGTTGCTAACGGGGGTACTGGTAATGGTTCTTTATATTCCACTGTAATTTTAGTTGTAGGTGGCGGTGGAGGAGCCAAATCTGGCGGAGGCGGTGCAGGTGGAGTTATACAAACAACTACCAACTTTACTTCTGGCACTTCTTACACAGTAACTATAGGCGCTGGCGGTGCTGGGCTATCTTCAAATGGCTCAACTGGATACGGAAACACAGGTGGAAATTCTGTTTTGGGTTCGTTCACTGCTATTGGCGGTGGCGGCGGCGGAAACTCTGCGGATGCTAATCCTCCGGGTGGTCCCGGTGGTTCTGGTGGCGGCGGTGGCGGAACCGGAAGCGCTTCATATGCAACTGTAGGCGGAGCAGGCACTGCTGGGCAAGGATTTAATGGTGGGTCAAACAACGCACTTTCTGGTGCGCCTTATCCATCTGCTGGTGGCGGCGGCGCTGGAAACCCCGGGGGAAATGCATTTTTAGGACAAAATTCTGCTGGTAATGGTGGAAATGGAATAGCCTCTTATATTTCTGGGACGATTGGTTATTATGGAGGTGGGGGTGGCGGTGGAACTCCTACTTCTGGTACTGGAGGGTCTGGTGGCACAGGTGGCGGAGGCGCTGGTTCTGGTTCTGGCAATGGTACTTCTGGTACGGCTAATACCGGAGGCGGTGGCGGCGGCGCACTTAATGGCGCTACTGGTGGGTCAGGCGGTTCTGGAATCGTAATTGTTTCCTATCCCGGTTCTCAACGCGGTACAGGTGGAACAGTAACTACTTCTGGTGGAAATACCATCCATACGTTTACATCAAGCGGGACATACACAGCATGAGTTACATAGGCAACGCCCCAATCTCAGCAGCCTTCCTGACTGATACGTTCAGCGGGACAGGCTCACAAACAGCGTTCACCATGACGGTGGCTCCTGCCAACACGTCTTCAATCATCGTTGCCGTAACGGGCGTACTCCAAGACCCATCAACCTATTCTGTATCAGGCACAACCCTGACCTTCTCTGCCGCGCCTCCAAGCGGTACAAGCAACATCAGCGTCAGATACCTTGGCATTCCAGCCAGCGGAGTAACGACTACAGCCTACAGAACAGTAACCGAGTTCACAGCAACATCGGGGCAGACATCATTCAGTGTGCCTTCTTATACCGTTGGCTACATTGATGTTTATCGTAACGGCGTGATGCTTGGTACTGCCGACTTCACAGCCACAACAGGTACAACAGTAGTACTAGCGTCAGGCGCAACAACAGGCGACTTAATCCGTACAGAGAGTTTCTATGTAAGTTCGGTGTTGAATGCTATTCCTGCTACTGCGGGTAGCGTGAGTTCTACTTATTTGGTAGATGCTTCTGTGACTCAGGCTAAGTTGTCAACCAATGTGGCGGGTAATGGGCCAGCGTTTAGTGCTTGTGCATCAGGTAGTCAAGCATTGACACAAAGTACTTGGAATAAAGTTAATTTTGGAACTGAAATATTTGATACTAATAACAACTTTGCGTCTAGTCGTTTTACCCCTACTGTTGCTGGCTATTATCAAATTTCTTCAAATATAAATTTTGGTTCTGGTGCCAGCGTAACTGACAGCAGAGTTTCTTTATATAAGAATGGTTCAGTATATGTATCTGGAACGGCTATTGGCGCAACAAATTCAAATGGTACTCCGTTTACTGGATTGGCTTATGCAAACGGGTCAACTGATTATTTTGAAATTTATGCTTACACGGGTACTGCTTCTACAACATTGTATGGTGATGCAGGTGGACCATACACTACGTTTCAAGGCGTTTTGGTAAGGAGTGCGTAATGAGTTTATATGAAAAAATAATAGCCATTTATCCAGAGTTACAAAATCATAACTTTGCTTTTGGAACTATCCTTTTGCAAAACGACTCTGACGGCAAAGGCGATTACATTTCTAAGTGGGAACACCCAACATTGCCACGCCCAACTGAGGAGCAACTAAATGACTAATGCTGTAGCACTAGCACAGAGCGGTTCAAGCAACGTAACCTTCCGCAACCGCATCATAAACGGGGCTATGGTCATAGACCAGAGAAACGCAGGGGCTAGTGTTACTCAAACAACTGGCAATTTGTTTCCAGTAGATAGATTTTTTATTACTGGTTCTGTCGCTTCTAAATTTACTGCACAACAATCTTCTACTGCTCCAGCAGGATTTAACAAGTCATTATTGATTACTTCATCTTCCGCTTACAGTGTTGGCTCAGGTGATTTTTTTGTCCTTGCTCAAAATATTGAAGGCTACAACGTTGCCGATTTAAACTGGGGAACGGCTAACGCAAAGACTGTTACTTTATCGTTTCAAGTTTATTCAAGCCTTACTGGTACTTTTGGTGGCGCTTTAGTAGGTGGTTCAACATACTCTTATCCGTTTACATACACAGTTTCCTCTGCAAATACTTGGACAACCATTAGCGTAACTGTTGCTGGGCCGACATCAGGTGGAACTTGGGACATAACAAATGGCTCAGGGTTGATTGTTAGGTTTGGATTAGGTGTTGGTACTACATATAGTGGAACTGCGGGCTCATGGACTGCAAATAACTATTTTTCTGCTACTGGCGCAGTCTCAGTCGTAGGCACATCAGGCGCAACCTTCTACATCACAGGTGTGCAACTAGAAGCAGGGACAACAGCATCCCCATTTGAGTACCGCCAGTACGGTACGGAGTTTATTCTTTGCCAAAGATACTATCAAACTTTTGGTAATACCTCTTATGCAGGAATTGCAGCAGGTTTAAACAATAATACAAATACAAAATCCGCGTTTGCTATGGCATACAACACAGCAATGCGAGCCGCGCCAACAGTTACTTTTTCAAATTTAATTGTTACTGATAGAACTGCCTATGACACAACCGTTAGTTCTATTAGTCTTACACAGGCAGGTGCAAATAGTTTGTTTATATTTTTTAATTTATCTTCTACTGCGGGGGGAAATAATACGCCTACCTTGCTTTGTGTAACAAACGGAACAACAGGTTCTTTGATGTGTTCATCGGAGTTATAAATGTATAAATCCACACCTATACCATTTGGTCAAACAGAACCTTCTTGCGTTATTCGCACAAGCGATGGAGCGGCTATCCCCTTTGACCCAGACAACACCGACTACCAAGAATACCTTCGCTGGCTTAAGGCTGGCAACACACCAGAACCCGCATAAGGAACAAACATGGCTTTAACGCAAGTAGCAGCAGGGTTGCTGGCAGGCAGCATAACCTCTAGCCAAATTACATCTGTAGCGGCTTCAACGCTTACAGGAACACAAACCATTCCAAGGGGTACATTGCCTACGGGTTCTGTGTTGCAAGTGGTAAATGCTCAATCTACTACGCCAACGGCAGTTAATAACACAGCAACTTATTCATCATTAAGTTTATCTGCTTCTATTACACCCAGTTCTGCAACAAGTAAAATTCTTGTTTTATTGTCCGTTACAGGATTATCAAATAATGCGGCTATTGCTGGCGTTAAGATTCAAAGAAATGGCTCTGATATTAGAACTTACGGATTTATTGGACATTTTAATGCGGCTACAACTATTGCTTATACCAGTGCAATGAATTATTTAGATTCTCCAGCGAGCACTTCAGCTTTAACATACTCAGTTCTTGGAAATTCAACTCAGGGATTAACAACATTTCAGTATTCTGATGGTAACGGTACACAAGTTAGCTCAATCACACTCATGGAAATCGCCGCTTAATGTTCGGTTACGCCGCCTTTGCCCAATCTACCTTTGCCGGTCTCGGCGGGTCTGCGTTCGCCTTATCTATATCTGAAAACATCTCTCTCGCCGACTCCAGCAGTCAATCTTCCACCTTCTTGCAGTCCATAGCCGAGAACATCGGGATAGCAGACGTTATCAATGACGCAGGGGCTAACTACTTCGGTAGTTTGACAGAGAACATAACGCTGGCTGATTCCAGCACCCAAGCCTCAACCTTCCTGCAATCCATAGCAGAGAACATTACCCTAGCGGACAGCCAGACAATCACAGCGCAGTTTGCCGTGAGCCGTGCAGAACCCATAACGATAGCAGACAGCCAAGACGTTTACACAGCGATGCTGCAATCCCGTGCGGAGCCATTCACAATCGCAGACACCCCTGCCTCACAGTTTGCTTACCTTGCCTCGGTAACAGAACCCATAACCCTAGCCGACACACCAAGCATCACGGCGCAGTTTGCTCTAGCCATTTCCGAAACCATCACGGTTGCCGAAGCCGAAGCCATAGCCGCCCAGTTTGCAGCCAGCGTGTCTGAGAACATCACAGTTGCAGAAGCCATCACGATTTTCTCTGTGTTCTTCTTTAGCATTACGGAGAACTTTGGCATAGATACGGCGCTGGTTGCATCTGGTAATTTCTTGCAAAGCATCGTAGAAAACCTCAACCCAGCAGACGCACCAACCATCACTGCTCAGTTCCGTGCCTCCATTGCCGAGAACATCAATATGGCAGACAATACACAGGTAGCGGGCTGGATAAAAATCATCGACGATCAGACAGCAAACTGGGCGTTAATCAGCAACACAGAGACAGCAAATTGGACAGTGGTAAGTACCACCAACAACGCAGGCTGGACAGATATAAACAACCTTCAATGAGGTAAACCATGTCAAGTACGTACTCAACCAACCTAGCGCTCGAGCTTATCGGTACTGGCGACCAAGCAGGTAACTGGGGATCAACGACCAACACCAACCTCGGCACCTTGCTTGAACAGGCTGTCTCTGGCTACGTGACCCAGTCTGTCACCACTGGCACGGATACCACGCTGGCTATGACCAACGGCGCATCTGCTACGGCTCGTAACATGTTCATTGAATTAACGGGTACAGGCGGAGCAAGCACTAACTTAATCGTACCATCCAACAAGAAGTTGTACTTCATCTACAACAACTCTACTGGCGCAGTCACAGTCAAAGTTACTGGATTGACTGGGGTTTCAGTCCCGGCCGCAGCCAAAGTGGTTCTTGTATCTAACGGCACAGACATAGTTAGTGCCACAAACTATATGGCTACCCTGACCCTTGGCGCTGCTTTGCCGACTGGCTCAGGTGGCACAGGTTCTACATCCGCTTCAACAGGCACGGGAGGAGTGGTTCTCGCTACTAGCCCTACGTTGGTAACACCTGCTCTGGGAACGCCAACTGCTTTAGTCGCAACAAACGCATCGGGCACTGCGGTTAACTTATCTGCTGGTAGCCTGACTACTGGCGCTTCTGCTGGTACGGCTTGGACTGTTACTCAGTCCAGCACTAAATTGAACTTTGCCTACGGTGGCGTAACGGTTTTCTCTATCGACTCATCTGGCAATATCATTGCCAAGGCTAACGTAACTGGATACGGAACACCGTAATGACATTACCAGTCTCGCCACCAGCGTCGCTGTCTTTTTCTCAGGTAAATGCTGAGTTATTAGTTAGCTCAACTACGCTAATTACGCTAAACGACACCAATGTACGTTTTTTGGCGGGACAGACTACACCTGCATCACAGATTTCGTTTAGCCAACTAAGTGGCAAGTCCTATGTGATTGCAGCCAATAGCGGTATTTTGACTAGCGGTTCGTCGTACACACTCCCAGCTACATCGGGTACAAGCATTAAGGTCTTGGCTATTGGTGGTGGTGCGGGTGGCGGCGGCGGTTCTAGCCGTTCATATGCTCGCGGATATTTAACCGGAGGTGGTGGAGGCGGAGCAGGCGGCAACGCATATACAACTGTTTCTGTAACACCCGGTCAGACTGTCTATTTTTCTATTGGCGGCTCAGGTGCTGGTGGCGCATCGCGTGATGGTATATATGGTAGTGGCGGCTCAGGTGGAAGTGCGGGCGGTACTACAACCATAACTGTAAATAGTTCTAACGTAGCAGTTGCAACCGGTGGCAGCGGCGGTCAAGTTTCAGAAAACCCCACAAGGTATGGCGGCGCTGCTGGAGGTGCATCAGCGGGTTCAGCACTTGTTACTCCTGTTGCTGGGCAAAATGCGCCAGATGACACGCAGGTAGGTGGCTACGGCGGAAACTCTTATGCAATAAATACATCTGTAGGCGCGTCAACAATTCTTACTTCTGGAAGCACGGCGGCTGGAGCAAATGGCCCTTACGGAGGTCCCGCTACAGGAGGATACGCTTATGGTGGTGGCGGTGGCGCTGGGGGAACTGCTCAATCCGACGTTGGCGGTCAGCAAAACGGTGCTTGGATTTCCGCTGCTGGCTATCAAGGCGCAGTCTTTATCTGGTGGGGCTACTAAAGTGTGGACCCGTTCTCTGCCCTCCTCATTGCCCAAACTGCGGTTGGTTTCATCAAGCAGGGGTGCGCTTTCCTGCATGAAGGCCGCATGGAACTTGAGGGCGCAAAGAAGACGGCAGAGCAGGTCATCGGAGATGTCAAGGCAATCAAAGGAATTTTTGATTGGTTCATTGGTCTATTTGTTAGTAAACCAGCCGCCGAGACGCCCAAGCCTGTGGCGCAAAAGAAAGCCAAGCCAGCAACCAAACAGCAACAGTCCTACGAGGAACTTGAACTCAAACTTATCAGCGAGATTGGGGCAAACCTCGGCGTCCTTTTTGACACACAACAAGAGATAAGCAACTACTACGCAGAACTTGAAGAGACAAGCAAAACCAACTACGACCCAGCGCAGAACACCAGCAAAAAGGCTATTGAGCGTGCTTTGATTGAGTTGCAGATGGAGAAGTTGATGGAGCAGACCAGAGAGGCAATGGTCTACGCCCCGCCAGAACTAAAAGATTTGTACAGCAGATTTCTGGTGATGCACGGCAAGATTGAACGTGAGCAGGAGTGGGCTAGGGCAGAAATGATTCGCAGGGCTAGGATGGCAAGGTGGAAGCAAGAGCAGGACGAGATTGAATTTATTGGGTTGGTAAGTAGTGGAGTCGCAGTTGTGTTTATATCTTTGTTTTTTGGATGGATGATGTGGCAACTACGAAGCTGGTCTACTGGGTTTTGATTGGAGTCGCAATATGTATTGTGGTAGGAGTTACTTCAATGGCATACGTAGAAACCCTATACATGCGAGCACAACTCAAACAAGAAATGAAAGAGTTGCGCAAACTTAAACGTGAACTAAAGGAATCAAAATGATGACACTATTCTCAACCCTACTGTCTTTCCTGATGGGTGGGTTACCGAAACTGATGGACTTCTTCCAAGACCGTGCTGATAAGAAGCATGAAATTGCCCTTGCCGCCATGCAGACGGAGAGGGAACTAACTTTACGTAAAGCTGGTTTAGAAGCGCAAGAACGTATTGAGCATATCCAAACAGAGCAGATACAGATTAACGCTGAAGTAACCAACGCGCAGACTGCTATGCAAGAGCGCCAAGCCCTGTATGCCCACGACATTGCTATTGGTCAAGGAGCCAGTTTGTGGGTAATCAATGCCCGTGCTATGGTGCGCCCCGCCATAACTTATGGAATGTTTATTCTGTTTGCCTTTGTGGAAATATTTGGTTTCTGGTTTGCTTATCACAAGGAAGTGCCGTTTGATGTGGCGCTAGACCTGCTATGGGATAACGAGACTCAGATCATCTGGGCATCTGTGGTGTCGTTCTGGTTTGGTACACAAGCATTTGGCAAGAAATGAAAATAAGCGCCCTTTGTATTGAGGATATAAAGCACCATGAGGGGGTGAGGCAGAAGCCTTATCGGGACTCGGTGTACCTCTGGACAGTGGGCGTTGGTCATTTAATGTATGACTCACAGGCTAGGTTGCCTGTAGACCAAAGGGCGGCAATACAGTTGCTACCAGAAGATAACCGCGTGTACTCGATGGAGGAAGTTGATGCAATTCTTAGAGCAGATTTGGCTAGGTTTGAGCGGGGTGTATCAACTCTATGCCCAGTTCAACTTACCCAAGGCAACTTCGATGGTCTTGTATCTTTTAGCTTTAATGTTGGTTTGGGAACACTACAGCGCTCAACCCTCCGTCAAAAGGTTCTTCGCGGCGATATTGAAGGTGCGGCAGACGAGTTCTTGAAATACACTAAGGCAGGCGGAAAAGTGTTAAAAGGGTTAGTGACGCGACGCAACGATGAGCGTGCCCTTTTCTTGTCATAGGAATAGAAATGCCATTACAAAAACTACAGTTTAGACCCGGCGTTAACCGCGAAGGCACTACCCTATCTAACGAGGGCGGTTGGTTTGACTGCGACAAAATTCGTTTCCGTTCTGGCTACCCAGAGAAGATTGGTGGTTGGCAACGTGACGGCGGTTCGATTGCTACAACAGAACCCGTTACAACCCTTATATCTACTAGCGGGCTTACGACTGCCGCTACTGTAACGTCTAGTACTGGCTCGTATTGGGGTATTGCTAAGGCTATGTGGAATTGGATTAACCTGACTGGCTACAACCTTTTGGCAGTAGGAACTAACCTCAAGTATTACATCCAAAACTCTTCTGGCGGTGCGTATAACGACGTAACTCCTATACGTTTAACAAGTACAGGCGTAGCCAACGCTTTTACTACAACAAATGCTTCAACAAGTGTCATAGTTAATGACCCCGGACATGGGGCGCAGGTAGGGGATTTTGTAAACATCACTAGTGTGTCTGGTACTGTTAATGGCATACCCGCTACCGATTTAACTGGTGAGTTTCAAATTGTTACCTATGTAAGTTCTAGCCAGTACACAGTCACTGCAAAGAGTGCGGCAACATCCGGTAGCACATCTGCTGTTACCGCTACATTTAATTATCAATTAACTACGGGTAATACAACTTTTACTTATGGTACGGGTTGGGGTGTTGGCGGTTGGGGTGGCTCTAGCGGACCTTCGGCTTCATCTACGATAAATGGTGGTACGGCAGTTACTGCTAGTTCAACAACTGCAATCACGCTTGCATCTACTACAAGTTTTAACAATGGTGCAGCGTCCATGACGACTTCTACCATCTCGGCTACGGGTGTGTTGACTGTCGGAACACTTGCCTCTGGAACTATTTACGTTGGCATGGTTGTTACTGGCACAGGTGTTGCCGCAGGTACATACATTCTTTCTAACGTGTCTGGTACAGGTACGGGTTCTATTTGGAATACTAATACAACCACTGCGGTAGCCTCTACAACCATCACGGGCGCTGGCGGAGTTGTGTTTATTGGAATTGAAACTATTACATACACAACGGTTAGCGGAAGCACGCTTGCTGGAACTATTACCCGTGGCGTAAGCAATACGCCAGCATCTGCCCATGCTAGTGGTGAATTAGTTTCTCAGTTTCCTTCTACTGCATCAGGATGGGGACTAGCTGCACCAGCGGGTCTTTCTGTGGGTATTCAGTTGCGTTTATGGAGTCAGTCTAACTACGGCGAAGACTTAGTGTTTAACCCGCGTGGCGGCGCTATGTACTACTGGGCAAATAACGGAAGCCCTAACGTCTATGACCGTGGACAAATTGTTAAAGCAAGTACGGCTATAGTTACAAAATCTGGTTCGTTTACACCTGATACAACCTGCCCATCCGTTGCTAACTTTGTGTTGGTATCTGATGCTTCACGTTTCACTTTTGCTTTTGGTTGTAACGACCCAACGGGTGTGTATGCGACGGTAGCCCAAGACCCTTTGCAAGTTCGCTGGTCTGACCAAAACACGCTTGTTACATGGACTCCGTCTATTACCAACCAAGCAGGTGGTATCCGTCTAAGCCACGGTTCTACTATTGTTACTGCAATACAAACACGCCAAGAAATATTGGTAGTAACTGATGCGGCTATCTACTCATTCCAATATCTAGGCGCTCCATATGTTTGGGGTAGTCAAATTCTTGCCGACAACATTTCTATTGTTAGCCCTAATGCAATGCAAGTGGTTAACAACGTCACTTATTGGATGGGGACAGATAAGTTCTATATGTACTCTGGTCGCGTGGAAACACTACCTTGCGCGTTACGTCAGTACATCTATGGCAACATTAACTTGACAGAAGCGTTCCAAGTGCATTGCGGAACTAATGAAGGTTACAACGAAATCTGGTGGTTCTACCCGTCTATTACAGGAACCACTTCTGATGGTGGTAATGGGACAGGGACAGCGGGTACACCCAATAGTTTGATAGACCGCTATGTAATCTATAACCACCTTGAGCGCACTTGGTACTACGGCACATTTAACGGCACAACTGTGCGCCCACGTACTGCTTGGTTGGATAGCCCATTACGTGCCGAACCTATGGCGGCTATTGGATATAACGCTAGTGGTGCTTACACAAATGGTGCTGTTGTGTACCATGAAACTACTGTGGACAACAACGAGACTAGCACGCCCACTGCTATTGATGCCTATGTTCAATCCTCGGATTTTGATATTGGTGACGGTCATAATTTTGGTTTTGTTTGGAGACTTATTCCCGACATCACTTTTGATGGCTCCACCTCAGCAGCGCCCTCCACTAACTTTACAGTAAGACCGCGTCAAAACCCCGGAGCAAATTACGGTTCTTCAGATAATCCCTTTGTAAACAGCGCGCAGTCTTACGCCAGTACAACAACATATAACGTCCAGCAATTTACCCAACAGGTCTATGTGCGGATTCGTGGACGTCAGATGGCATTTAAGATTTCTTCATCAGACCTTGGTACGCAGTGGCAGTTAGGCGCTCCACGTATTGATGTTCGCCCAGATGGTAGGAGATAAGCATGGCAAATAAAGGTGTAATAGCTCCACGACTCCCAGCCGCTCCTGTTGAATACGACCGCGTATATATGGATGCACTTACTAGTATTTTGCGTCAATACTTTAATGGCTTAGATAACCCCGGACCAATACTTGCATCAACACAAAGACGACCCGCAATTGGGTCTACGCCTGCTGTAGTAATCTCAGCTTTAAGTTGTACCGAGCCAAACAACGCTGGAGTCTCTGTTATTAGTTTGCCGACAGACGCAGATTTTGCTCTTTTGCGCTCAGGTGATATTTACTACGATACGTCTGGTGGTGTAGCAACAAGTTACCCATTAAGGATTAAGGCATGATAAACTCGATTAACCCCCCATCTACGAGGCAAAAATGAGCCTACAACTTGCTGCCAAACATTTAGCATCCCACGGTCGTGGCAAAGACAAGATGCTCGTCCATATGGACAAAGGCGAAGTAGCCAGCCTTCAAAAAATTGCTATGGCTCATGGTGGGTCTTTAACTATCAATCCGCAAACTGGACTTCCTGAAGCGGGATTCCTTTCCGCTATTTTGCCTATGGTTGCTGGCGCGGGCCTAATGATGATTCCCGGTATGCAAGCATGGGGAGCCGCTGGTATTGTTGGCGCACTGCAAACAGCGCGTACAGGTAGTTTGAAGCAAGGCATTATGGCTGGCCTCGGCGCTTATGGTGGCGCTGGTCTGGCTGGTTCGGCTGGTGCTGCCGGTGCTTCGCAAGTGGGAGTAAATGCAACAAACGCAGGGGCATCGGCTGCTCAGGGGCTAGAGGCTACAGAAGCCGCACGTTCCGCCGCTAATATTGCCGCTCAACAAAGTGCTGTACCTTCTATAGCAGCAACAACTGGAAACGTGGCGGCGGGGGCAACGCCTCTTGCAAGTTCTACTCAAGCTTTTAATGCTGCTACGCAAGGTGGGGTCAATGGGCTTACGATGACTCCCGCAGAATCATTTGGGGCAACAAACCCGACAGCAGGTATCCAACCGGCTCAAGCAGTACAAGCAGCGGGTGGGCCACAATATAACATTGATGGCATGGGGTTAAGTTCTCCCACACCGACACCGACGGCAACACCATCATCTTTTGCAGACATGAACGCCGCCGATCGTGCTTCAGCTATTAGAAGCGGTGCATCGTTTAGTAACGCAGGTGATTTTATTTCTGCAAACCCCAAAACTTCCGTTGCTGCTCTTGGAAGCGTAGCCTACGGTATGAAAAAAGATCCCGCAGCGCCAGCCGCACCAGACAAAGATATGGGTCAGCGGTATTCATACAGCGCGGACAAAACAAACCCATTACCTGCCCCTGACGTACCTTCGTACGATCAAATGTTATACGGAAGTGGTAATTACGGTCGTCAACAAAAGTATTTCAGCCCTTCGTACTCCCCAATTTCTGCTTCTGCGGCTAAAGACCTCTACCATTTTGCTGGTGGTGGACCTGTTGAGCAGATGTCTAACCAAGCCACGTTAGGTGCAAATACCATGTACCCAATGGCAAACATGACTACATCGTCTTTTGCTACGCCCTATCAAGACCCCCGCTCTACTAATATGATGCAAAGCATGGCTCCGTCTGGTGGCGGCACTGTGGACGCTATGTCTGGTGAACCTAACATGCAGGGCACTCGGTTGGCTGGGGGTGGTATTGGACGTTCAGATTTTGACGTACCTGATGATCAACCTGTTGGTCCTTTAGGCTCGTTGCTTCGCGGGTTAAGAACAAAACAACAAGACGCAAACCCCGGGCTTAAATACGCTTACAACCCTGACGATCAGCAGTATGTTCAACAGCAGGCAACAGGAGGACTCTCCGATGCGCACTATAACTTGGGTGGTTATTCTGATGGCGGGCGCTTACTTCGCGGGCCGGGGGATGGCGTATCTGATTCGATACCTGCTGTGATTGGCAAAAAGCAACCCGCTCGTTTAGCCGACGGTGAATTCGTAGTTCCAGCCCGTATTGTTTCTGAGTTGGGCAATGGCTCCACTGAAGCTGGTGCTCGTAAGCTATACGCAATGATGGACAGAATCCAGTCAGCACGTAAGAAGACAGTAGGTAAAGATAAGGTTGCACATAACAGCCGTTCTTCTAAATATTTACCTGCATGAGCGACAACCGCTTAGCCCCAGAATGGGTGGAGAAACGAAACGAGCTACGTGAAAGAGCTTGTTGCGGGGATAGCAACGCTTTGGTATTCCTAAGCACCGTTATGGATGCGGTTGAGATTTGGGACGATCTTGTAGATAAGGACAAAGATGTTAAGGGTGACGACATAAATCGAGTGTTCCTAAACCTAATGTTCTTTATGCCTCAGAATCCGTTCTTTGAACGTAACAAAGGGTACTTGTTGCCCATAATGATGACTTGTATAAACGCTTGGTTAGACTCAAACGACTTGCAGAAATCTCCTGTCAAACGTGATCTTCAAGCTGCGTGGTGGTTAAAACAAATGGGCGTTGAGCTATATGGCTCAGTCGCATTCTTAATGGGTGGCTTTAGCCACATGCGTGAAATCTCACTAGAAGCCCGTACTGTACTGGCGCACGAAGATTTCGCGGATTTCTTACAGGAGCATAACCATGCCTGATTTAGGTAACAGCCAACAACCAGCCGCAGAACAAAAGGCTAGTACAGAACTGCCCGAATGGGCGAAACCGTATGCTAAAGACATACTGGCTAAAGGTCAGGCGTTAACCGACGTCACCCAAAACCCCTATCAACAATACGACCAAGCACGTATTGCAGGGTTTTCCCCAATGCAGCAGCAGGCTATGCAGAACGCCCAAGGCATGACAGTTGCCCCACAAACAGGTGAGGCTACTGCTGGCGCGACTATGGCTGGCATTGGTGGTTTAGGTGTTGCAGGTCAGGCTAACCCTTACGGATTCCAAAACCAAGTCGGTGGGTACATGAACCCCTACTTGCAAATGTCCTTGGCTCCTCAGTTAGCGGAGGCTAATCGTGCGTATGATATTGGTGCTACTAAACAGCAGAGCGCAGCTACGCAAGCCGGTGCGTTTGGCGGTTCCCGTGAAGCAATCATGGCTGCGGAGAATGAACGTAATCGTAATACGGGTCTAAACCAAATTGTCGGTCAAGGCTACAACACTGCATTCAATAACGCTCAACAGCAATACAACCAGAATTTGCAGAATCAACTTGCAGGTTTTGGTTTGATGAACCAAGCATCGTCCAATTTAGGCCAATTAGGTCAAAACCAGTACGGTCAAGAAATGGGTATCAATCAGTTGCAAGCTGGATACGGCGCGCAACAACAAGCCCAAGCACAAAAAGGTTTGGATACTGCGTACCAAGATTTTACCAACCAACAGAACTATCCATACAAACAGTTGGGCTTCATGTCCGACATGATTCGTGGTTTACCACTGGGTCAGCAATCTACTACGCAGATGTATCAGGCTCCTCCTACTGGGCTGCAAGCTGCGGGTTCTTTGGGCTTGACTGCGTATGGACTTAACCAATTAAACAAAGCTGACGGCGGTTCAGTTTACGGGTACGCCGATGGTGGAGAAGTTAAACGCTATAACGGCGCTCATGATGACTCAGTAACAAGTTCGGATAACACCGAAGATATTATTGGTACGCTCAGCTTGAAACAACTACAAGACGCATTTCAAAATGCACAAGCGCGTGGTGACAAGCAAATGGCCATGTTGATTGCTCAACAGATAGAAAAAGTACAAGGGCAAGAAACAAACAAATCTATACAAAATGGTATCGCTGGCGCTATGCCACAGCAAATGGCCGATGGTGTTGTGAACGCTGCTAAGGGTGGCATATTGGCTTTTGATGGTGAAGAAGGCTCACTTGTTGATTCTTCCCAAGGGCTCGGTGCGTTGTTGCCATCTAGAGGTAATCCAACTCAGTACGCTGCACTTACTAACATATACCCACAACTCCTTGCAAATGTGGCTGGGCAAAGACCCAAATACATGACTGATGACGAATACGATACCCGTACAAAAAAAGAAATGGCGTTGTATAGAGAAGCCGCAGGGCCAAGTTCCTACGGCAACATTGGTGATTTAGTTACCAAACTGGGTGAGCAAGGTAAAGAAAACTTATCACAAGGTAAAGGTCTAAGCGCTTTAAGGGCGGCACGTGGTATGTTAAAAGGTAACAATTTCTTGCGTGGCGTAGGCGAAGCCAGCGGAGAGTTTGCCGATGCTTATGCACCTATCCTTAAAGCCGACCAAGACCTCCAACGCTCAATGATTGGCATGAGAATTAACTTGGCCGACGCAGAGCGCAAAGAAAACATTGGCGCATTTACTCAAGCCCGTACCGCAGCAGACGCAGCACGCAAATCTAATGATGCCGCAGAAGCCGCTCGCGGTAAGAAGGCTATGGACGTCGCTAACTTGGCGGCTCGTATGGCGTCTACTGTTAAACCGACTGGCACAGGTGGGGCTGGCGGGGCTGGCAAAGAACCTAAGTTCAACGAAGCTGCGCTTAAATTCAACATTGAAGACATGTTGAACAGAGAGAAACCAAAAGAAGGCGAATCACCGAAAGCGTTTGAGGCTCGTATTAAAGCTGCTGCTGTTGCCAAAACTGCAACACAAATTAAGAACGATCCGCAACTTAAAGCTGCGGTTGATACATTCCGTACCTCTGCAACTTCGGACACTGAGGTTGAGAAAGTAGTTAAGAGTTCTAAGTTTTCTGATCCAGATTGGACAAGGGCGTACGAAAACGGAGATACTCAAGGCATGGCTAAAGCAGAAGACGCACTTGCTGCTAATATACGGAGTCGTCAAACTGCTACAAACCCAACAAAACCGGGTGGTGGCGGTGGAGGTTCTAACATAATCAATCTCGATAACCAACGATAAGGCGCGCCATGCCTATTTATGAGTACAAAGGCCAGCAGTATGAAATGGCTACCGAAGACCCTGCTGCGGCTAAAGCCAAGATATTAGGTTATCTAGAAAAACAATCTGCCCCTGCTGAGGAAAAACCAGCGCCCGCCGAAAGAAAATTAGGGCTTTCATCTGCGTTGGCTAAGGATGATTCGTTTTCATCAATGCTATCCCGCGACAATAGCGGTATTCGTGCGCCTATTACTGCCGAAGATTACCTAAAAATTAAAAAAGAAAAAGAACAAAGTGTCTTAGAAAAAACGCCGCTTCCACCTATTGCCTCTACGGAAGATAAACTTTTAAACCCTCAGTTTGTTAGCGCAGTAGAAGCACACCTTAATGCACTGCCCGCAGAAGAACGCGCTGGAGCATTAGCAAAACTAGCCGAATCTCCCACTGTTTATGGCCGCGCGGCTAAAGTAGTCGCTGGTAGGTATGAAGCGCTTGATAAAAATGTAAGCCCTACTCTGTCTAAATTTGATCCTCGACTTGAAGCGCAGAAACAGCGCTTTATGGAGCAAGGTAGATCGGAAGAAGACGCCACCCGCGATGCTATGGGGCAGTCTACAGGAAATTTAAAGCGCGATTACCAGCAAATGACACGCGATGTGGTTGGAGAAAAAGCTGGGTTTTATGCTGCGGAACGCGCTAAAGAACTTGAAAACGCCGACTTCTTGGACCGAGTTGGTGCTGGAGTTCGTTCACAATATACAAAATCGGGTCTAGGTTTATTAAGTGCTTACGCTGACTTAACTGGCGACAAACAGTTCAGTAAAGACTTGATGGGTGCACGCCGCATTGAGGATGCTCGTGAAGGTGCTATCCCACAGGGTAAGAGTATTTTTGAGAAGTCGGCTCAGGGAGCGATGACTAGTTTGGCTTCCCAAGCGCCATTCATAGCCATGACTGCAATGACTGGAGGCTCAGCGCCTTTATTAGCCCAAGCAGCCATCCAACAATTTGGCGACTCTTATAGCGAAGGCCGTTCCGCTGGTTTATCTGGTCAAGCTGCCGCTACGCGAGCAGTGGCTATGGCTACTGCCGAGGTGTTCTTTGAGCGTTTCGGTATGACTAAAGCCCTTGCAGGGTTGAAAGCGCACATTGCTAAGTATGGTGTAGATAGTGTTCCAAAGTATTTAGCCAGAGCTATTGCTACAGAAATTCCACCTGAATTAGCTACCACTGCTACGCAATACCTTACTGATATGGCCCCCAAGATTGGCCTCAATAAGAACCCAAGCCTTGCCGACTTCTACAAACAGATGGAAGAAACTGTACGCCAAACAGTGTTACAGGCGGGTGTTACTGCTGGCGGAACTGTTGCCCTTACTAAAGGCGCTCAAAAAGCAGGTGAAGCACTATCTAAGATTGGTGCCCCCCGTGAAGGCGCATATCAACGTGACTCAAGTTACGAAGGCTTGTCTGAACTAATTGCTAGGCAAAAAGGATTCTTGACTCCGCAAGATCAGCAACAGCGCCAGCGACAACAAGAAGAACAGCAACAAGAACAAGCCGCGCCACCTGATACTAGCCTAGGTGAATTAGGAGAAGTGCGCCCAAGCACAGACTTACAACAGCCAGCACCACTTGCCGTAGCACCAGAAGCAAGGGAAGCTACGATTGCTCAGTTAGCCACAGAGATTGCCGAGACACAAGGCGTCCCTGATGAAGACGCACGTCGTATGGCTGAGGCTAGGATTACTGCGCAAGAGCAACAACAAAAGCGCGACACCGCCAAACTTGCAGCTAAACCACAAGACGACAGAATCAGAGCCAGAGCGCAGGAGTTACTGTCAGAAGGCTATGTGCAAGACGCTCAAGAAGCTATTGATACAGCAAAAACTCAAATACAAGACGAAGATGAAGCCGATGCGCTTGCCGAAAGTGAAGCTAAAGGAGAAACAAATGTTGGACAACCTAACGCAGCCCCAAGTGGAACAAGCGCTAAAGTGGCTGGCGCAACCAATAAAGAACCCACCGCCACAGGAGTTGGAGGAGGTGAACGACCTAGAGTGGTTCCTACTAAACCGGATGCTACTAGCGCTAATGGAAGAGAAACTCCAAAGCCCGCTACAGTAAGTTACGAAGGGCAAGATTACCTAGATACACCCCGTATTCGTTCGCTGATTAAAAAAGCCGACAACATTAACAAGGCTGTGCCGTCTGTACCTGAGGGTATGACTCGTTTGTGGCGTGGTAACCGTCCCGGTGAAGTTGGTCAAAACCCATCGTTTACTAATTCTTTAGTCGGTATTGCGCTCCCATTTAATGAGTCATATGGCGGCGATCTATCCTATGTGGATGTGCCAACTGCAGACTTAAGTAAGTACGAATCTGTTGGGGCAGTAGCAAAAGGCGCTGAGTTTAGAGTTACTCCAGAGATTGCCGCCACTGCGCAAGTAGTCCCAGCTAAAAAGCGTGGGCCAAAAGGTCCTCGGTTAGCCGCAGAAGAAAAAGAAAAGAAGGCGGTAGAGAAGAAAGCCACCGATGCTTTGATTGGCAGAGCACGCCGTGCGCTTACTAGTATTACAAAACTATTTGAGGAACTGCCTAAGCAGTTAGCCGAAGGTAAAACTAATGAGGCTGCTGCGCGTGCAAAGATAACTACTGAAGTTACAAAGCTACTTAAAAACCAACAAGAGCTACGCGATGCTGGGTTGGCCGGTTCAGCAGAAGGCAAGCGCATCAAAAAGTTTTTAGAAGCCAACGCACGCGAAGTTTCAGCCGTACAAGCCAACTTAGCCGCTCAAGAAGAAAGCTTAACCGCTCAAGAATCTGGTGAAGAGGAAACTGGTGCATCTTCAACAATCAACAAAGAACCCGCCGACGAAAGAATAAGTAAGTTCACAACTGGCGCTCAAGCTGTAACGCATGTCATCAAGACAGGCTCGCCATTCCAAGCTCGGTTGGCTAAGCGCCTTCGCAGTTTTGTGCAGGGTGTTAAGTTTGTTGTACTGGAAGAAGGTCAAGAAATACCTGAGCAACTCAAGACTCCTAGAAATGCTAAGGCATGGGATCGTTCGATTGCGCTCTATATTGAGAACTACAAGACAGGTGACCGCGTTATCTATGTGCGTGGCGCGTCATTTGGCAATTCTCAAGGTATCAACAACATCACTATCTTGCATGAACTCTTGCACGCTGCGACTAACCGCAAGTTGGCTATTGCATTTGAGTACATCAAAAAGGGTGTCTACCTAAACACTCCGGCAGTTAGAGCAGCGCAAGATTTAATCCGCATCATGAACAGTGCGGCTCGTACATACGAAGACCTAGCTAAGCAGAAGAAGTTGTCGATGGATATGGTTGCGCTTCGCTATGACGGAGACATCTTCAACGACCCCCGTGAGTTTGTGTCCTATGGTTTAACCGACCCACAGATGCAGAACTTCTTGATGCAAGCGCACGGCTACGAGGCAGACATGCCATTCTTTACTCGGTTTGTTTCTGCACTGCGTGATCTGCTTGGTATGAAAGATACCGACATCAACGCACTGACCGACCTCATTGTCGCAACCGACAACATTTTGAAAGCGCGTGTCCCCGGAGTTCAAATAAACGGCCAGTCCGTCAGTAGCATGTTTGGATTTGGCAAAGGTAAGGATACGGAAGCTGACAGTACGTTTTCTATCAGTGGAGAAACAGTAAGTGCTAAACCAAGTGCTAACGTCCAACGTCTTGCAAAAATGCTTGGTACTAAGTTATATGGCACACCCGAAGACATTACTACGGTATCGGTCAAAGAGCTGTTTCAAAACTCTTTTGATGCTATTAAAGAAGCTATTGAAAACGGTCAGGTTAAAAACGGTAAGGTTGCAATTAAGTTAGATAAAGATAAACGGACTATCAACATTACTGACAACGGCCTCGGTATGCCCACTAGTGTGATGGGTAATCAGTTCTTGCAGATTGCTGGTACTGTAAAAGGTACATCCCGTGCGTCAGGTGGTCTTGGTGTTGCCAAGATGTTGTTCTTGTTTGAGAACAAAAAATTAGAAGTTGTTTCTTTACGCGATGGCAAACTGTCTCGATTGATTACTACGGGCGACGAATTAAAAGCTGCTATGGCGGCAAACCCAGCTACTCTTTTAGAACAACTAAAAGATTTTCTTTCCCCGGAAGACATTCAAATTATTGCGCCCGCAATACAGGCAGCTATTACTCGTATGCGGGAAAATGGAGAAGTTGTACCCGAAATAAAAATTGAAACTTCTTCTGATTCAAAAGAGATTGAAAAATACAAAAACATATTCCCTGATGGGCATGGCACGTCTGTAACTGTTCAGATTCCTGAGACGTATGTTGACTCTTCCAGTGGCGACGAAAAGGATATTAAATTCCCCATTTCAGCTCATTACTATCCTGTGTTGGGGAAAAGCCCTTTATTTGACGACATAGAAGTTACGTTTGATAGAGGCTATGGTCCAGATAAATTATCTCTTGGTAAAAATTTTCCAATTGATGATTTCACACCTTTTGCAAATGTAAATTTTGCTTGGGGCACTGCGCGTGTCTATGTATCTAAAAAGATAGAAAGAAATTATGGTGATAACACCCATGTACTATCTAATGGTTTATGGCAGTTTGATAGAACTATTTCAGATCGTCCCGGATTTGGTGGTAAGGCAATTCAACGCGATTTTTATATTGATGTATCTCCTTCTCCAGACGTTAAGCCTGAAGATGCTGGCTATCCGTTTGAATTAAACCGCCAAGGATTTTCAAAACAAGCCAATTCCGACTTTGAAAAAATCTTTAATTACATCACTGCAATCTATAGCCAACTAGATTTGGCCGCAGGTATTAAAAACTTTGGCACAGTTCAGTATGTCAATCTAGACGGTAGCCTGACTACCGCAGAAATCCTTGAACCTAAAACGCCAGTATCTGATAACGCTTTTACTCTGATTAAACCCGGAGATAGCGTAGAAGTTCGTGAAGGAATTTTGTATGTCAACAATAGAAAGTTGCCGGAGCTTACTGCCGATGACTTGAAGAATACTGCGGTGCGCATTGATGAGTTGACTATTCCACAGAAAGATATCAACCCAAAGAAGGTCATGATTCATGACAACACTCGGTTCGAGATAGACGATAAAGTTTTAACGCAGCAGGGCTGGGATGTAGTAGTAATAGACAACGCATGGGTCGCTGTTAAAAACGGTAAAAAATACACTGAACCCGGTACGATGGAAGAGTTAGTAGCTCAGATGGAAGCTGACGGGGCAATAAAAACCGAATCTCTTTCTGACCGTGCTCGTGAAAAGTTTGGCGCTCGGTACGACAAATATCTTGCTGAGATAGGCCAAACATTCCAATTACTTCGTGGTGCTCTAGTAGCCGGTGGCCGTGGCGAATATGGTGATTTAGCAAGCCAAGCAATCGGTACAAGTATTGACAACGAGTATTACGGTGTTAGTATCATGGTCCCATTCAAGGGTATGTTCATCAATCCGACGACGACCGACATGCGCGGCAGTCCTGAGGAAATTGCCATATCAATGATTGGTACAATGATCCACGAATTGGCTCACTTTAAAGCACGCAATCACGGTGCCGAGTTTGCTAGTGAGATGCAGAGGGTAATGACCTTATTGAAGGTCTACCCTGCTATTGATTTAGACCAAGTCGAGAAAAACTTAACTAAGCATGTCGCTAAGAACAAAGACATTTTTGACTTTTTAGATAAGGAGTTCCGTAGTGGAAATCTCAAACCTCGTGGAAACCGCTTCAAAGACGCTGGTGGGTACCAGCAAATTGAAAATGAAGGCTCTACTGAGTCAGTGGAAGGCACTAGCGGAGCAAGAGAAGGGTGGCGACCCAGCCTATCCCAAATCGCTGGGCCTAGCGATCAGAACGCTGGACAAATCGGCATCGGTGAAGGACTTGATAACGAAGCTCAAGAAGTCGGAGAGGTAGTAAGAAGTCAAAAGGCTATTGAGCGTGAGGCTCAGGTAGTCGGTGAAAAGTTCAATGAGTCCGTAAAGGGCTACGAGTTTGGCAAAGCTGCAACGGCTTTGCAGATGGCACAGGACCCCCGTAAAGTTATACCTGCTTTAGCAGCGTTATGGAAGAGAGCAAACGCGGCGCAACGTAGAGCTTTGGTAGCTGCACCTACTACGGAATTCTTAGCTGATTGGGCTGGCAACAACGTCCCGCAATTAAAGACGGTTTCTAATCTGCTTCAACGCATGAACGGCATGACGCTGCAACTGTTGAGGTCAGCTGGTGAATTAACAAACGAAATTGAGCGGGCATTCCGCGCAGACAAAACTTTGCGGGCTAAGCTCGACAAGATTGCGTTCATGTCTACTTTGATGGAGATTGATCCGTCCAACCCCAACGCAAAAGAACGTAGTCTTAACTTAGACAAGATGTACGCTGAACTTGGCACAGACGGTCAACGCGTATACAAGCGCATCAAGAATCATTTTGAAGTCCTGTCTGAGTACATGTCCCGTTTGTTGGACGATCAGATTACAAACTCCAAGTTGCCGATTGCTGAGCAAGCTAACCTGATGAAAAAAATCAGGGCAATTTACGAGACGGGGTCAAAGATTAGCCCATACTTTCCGTTGGTACGTGAAGGTGATTACTGGCTGTCTATCGGCTCAGGGAAAACCCGTAAGTTTTTTATGTACGAAACGGAAGCTCAGCGCGATGAGGCGATGCAGCAATTTGCAGACGAGCGCGTTAAAAAGAAACCCAACGAAACTACTGAAGAGTTTGAAAAGCGTAGGGCTGAAAACTTAGAAGAACTAATCGGCGACCAAGAGTACAACTTTGGTAACGATATCAGCACTCTGCGCAGAGCCTCTGGTAATACAAGCGTGTTACTTCGTGACATCTTTGTAACGATTGACGGTGCAAGTTTAGGTGACAGTGAGGCCAAAGAACGCTTGAAAGACGCTGTGTATCAGGTGTACCTACAGTCCATGCCTGAGCAAAGTTTCCGTCGGCAGTTTATCCACCGCAAGGGAACAACTGGATTCCGTCCTGACCTCCTGCGTAACGTAGCACACACATCTACAAAGATGGCTACTCAGCTTGCCCGTATTAAGTATGCTCCGCTGTTGCGTAATGCTATATCTGCTGCGCAGGATTCGATTGCTAACCGACCAAGTATGCAACCGTTCGTGACTGAGATGCGGGGCCGGGTTGACTCTTCTCTTTCTCCTGTTAAAGAAGGCGTAGCAGCCAGCATAGTTGGCGGTATCACTAAAGCTTCCTACATCTACTATTTGGGTGGCGCATCTTCTGCTTTGCTACAACCCTTAAGTATTTTCCAGACTGGTCTGCCTGTACTGTCTCGCTACGGCGCGTTCAATGCTACCCGTGAATTGGGTACTATGCTAAAGGTATGGCAGCAGTACGGCGTGTACAAAACCAACAAAGACGGAACTCAATCATGGGTCGCACCTTCCATTGAACACGCTAAGGATTTAACTCCGTTAGAGCGCAAGGCTATACGCGAGATGCTGGCGCGTGATGTGACTACTTCCACTTATGCGAGCGCAGTGTTTGACTATAAGAAGACGCCTACCGAGAACCTAAGCTCGCCTATCACAAACTTTGGCAAAGGTACCGTGGACTTGTTAGTGCTTGGTGGCCTGATGCACTCGACCGAGCGCTTGTCTCGTGAGATCATGTTCATGAGCTCGTTCCGCTTAAACATAAAAGAAGGCAAATCTTTTGAAGAGGCGGTAGACCAAGCAACCTACGATACCAACGAAGCTCTGGGCAACTATGGCGAGTACAACCGACCTACATTCATGAAGGGTTTGGGCGGCAAGTTACTGACGCAGTTCATGATGTATCCGTTGCATGTAACGCTATTCTTGCTCAAAAACTTTAAAGAGATGATTAAGCCGATGGACGGACGCACCCGTGTTGAGGCAGTGCAGAAGTTCTTTGGTACTCTAGGTACGACTTACATCCTCGGCGGCTATGTCGCTTTACCAATGTTTAGCACTATCATGGGCTTGCTTGGCTGGGCATGGGAAGCATTGAAAGATAAAGATTGGCCTGAGGATTTACGGTCTATGAGCTTTGAGTTCTGGTTCCGTACTGTTTGGATGCCTAAGCAACTTGGCGAAACTGAAATTGGTGGTAAGAAGCTGTCCGACATCCTTGAGCGCGGTCCTGTTAACGCATTGACTGGGCTTGATATTTCTGGCCGTACCAGCCTCAACAACTTATGGTTGCGAGACACTAAAGAAGCCAAGACAATCAAAGAAGAGGTCATGAACATGATGCTCGAGAAGTCTGGTGCTGGCGTGAATATGATGGTGTCTATGGCTGAAGGGCTTTCTGCTCTGGCGCATGGGGACACGGCCAAAGGTGTGAAAAAACTATTGCCCGCTGGCTTTAGAAACTTTGTCACTGCAAATGAGTATTGGAAAGAAGGCGCTAAGGACAACAAAGGCACTCGGATTCTGTCCAAGGATGCGTTTACTACTGGTCAAATAATTGGTCAAGCTGTCGGCTTCCGTTCTGATTTACTGGCTAACACGCAATACGTAAACTTCAAGGCGATCGGTATTCAGCAACGCATCCTCAATGAACGTCAGGCATTGCTAAACAATCTTGATCGTGAGTTTAGAAACAAAAACATGAAGAAGTTTGGCACCTACATGAAGGACATGAACGAGTTCAATCGCAAGTTCCCAACGTACCAAATCAGTGGTGACAACCTTTCAGATGCGCTCGAAGGTAATGCCGAGAAACGCGCAAAGGCTTTACGTGGGTTTGAACTCAACGAGAAGAACATGCCTCTACTTGGTAATGCACTTGCTCCGTCTCGTAAAGCGGCTAGGACGGCAGAAGCTAAAGGTCGCGTAGAAAATACAAGAGAAGTCTCTGGCCGACTAGAACGCCCATAAAAAATCCCCGCACTAGGCGGGGACAAAGGAGGGATGGAGCTAACATCCTAGACAACTGATAAGTGGATTTTACATTAGGTTCGCCAGACTCGAAGCCCTTTGATACCATCTAGCAACACTACTTTCGTAACAATATCCATCTTTAATCTTTTAGCCACACGGTTTAGTTCTTCCCGTGCGGCCTTCTCGTCTATGCAGGGTACAAAGAAGCTGTACCCTTTGCGGAACTTCTTCCACTCAATCTGATACGACACTGTCTCGATTTGCATCTGCGGTCAATGTATCAAGTTGTAGATATTCAGACTTACCCGCGTCAAACTTTAATGTCCGTACGACTGGTGACGACAACTTCATACCCTTAGACATACGCTTGTTGACGGTTTCCAATAGGATTTGCTGGTCGGTCATGGTTTTAAGCAGGCTCTTGTAGTTGATCTGCTGTTTAACGCAGAACTCTTTGAACTGCTTTGCAGCTACATATAGATGTTTGGTATCTGGCTCGTAGCGTATTAGTAACTCTCCACGCGGTTCCATACCCGGCATTGCCTGCATGTTTGTCCGTGCATCAACTTCACCGTTAACCACCAATGTGTTCATTGCTAAGTGAGCGTTCACAAACTCGCCAAGGGCTGTAACTGGAGAATCTGTCGGTGGCTTAACGTCAAGGCGCATCTCAGACAACATGCTTTTCATCCACTTATAGATTTCTTTCATGTCATAGTTATGCAGACCAAGTTCTTTGGCTATTAAACCGCCAGTAATGATGGTGGCGCATACGGCTGACCAAAAACGTTCGCGTGATGTGAACTGGACTTCTTTGTCAATCTTGGCTTGAATCTGTTTATATGTATTCTTGGCTTCTTCAAGGTTGTTAACTAACCAAGTAATGTAGATTTCCCCTGCGTGGCCGTAGTTCTCGTTGAGTTGATGGTCAAACATCTCCTTGCCGTAAGCCATACCAATCACGTCGTTAGGCTCAATCTTGTACTCTAGTAGACGCACTGACTCACCATCCGGAGCGTTCTTTAACATCAGTAGCTTTTCATGGAAGCTGGCGTTAGCCGATGCCAGAGTCATGTTCTGCCAAGAAGTATTGTTAACGCGCAGTGCATTCTCTGAACCTTTAACTCGGTGTTTGCCTCGACCTTGACTGATGCCGTATGCCAAGTCGGAAAACTCCTTGGGTAGCATGTTGGTAATCTCGTCAATCGTGTTGGGCAGGTTGTTCATCACACCCAGTTGTTGCATCTTGGCGTTGAGCGTATCTTTCTCAATCGCCATCATTTCGTACGGCATTCCGTACACGCTGTTGCACATGCGCAGAATCGTTGATTTTCCTGATCCAGCCTGCTCGTAGATTACGTTAATGATTGCACCCTTTAAGCCAGTGAACTTGAACAATGGGGCACCGAATGCCGTAAGAGCGGCAAACGCATGGGGCTCCATGCCCGGTTTTGCATACAGATTAAATACTTCTTTCCACTTCTCCATGTCGCCTTTGGTGTGAATCTTTTCTGCGAAGAAGTCTGTTGTTGATGACGGCGGGCTATAGAACGTCCCGTCTTTGGTGATCTCTTTGTCACCCATAATAAATTTGCTGTCTCCATCTACCCATCCGAATTGTGTTCTCATTAGCTCTGCTTTCTTTGTGTACTGTAAGTTTTTGACTGATGTAACGACATACGTAGCAAGGTTTTCATACTGCTTGTGGTGTGCCATCACTCCCTGTTGTGCAAGATGCTTGCGCAGCTCGTCTTTAGAAGATATAGCTGCTGTCGTAATAGCAAACTCTTTCATACCGTCGTGCGGTAGGTGATGCCTAAACAGCGCCATCTCTCCTAACTCTTTGTCCCGCATCCGCTTAATCACATACAGATCATGTTCATAGACTAGCTTTGGCTCGCCCTCTTCATCATCTTGTTGTGGTCTGACGTAGATGCCACCTTTTTTCCCACGAAAAAATGGGAATGGGTACTCAGGTATTTGGTGCTTGACTACACCTTGTTTGGTTTCAACTTCAACTTCGTTATCTTCTTCGGTGGCTTGCTCAATCTCCACACCTAAAACAATAGGTGACTTGAACTTACCTCGGTGTGGGCAACCCTCACAACCTCCGGGATTTCGCTCCTCAAATGTGTCGCAGTGGTGTGGCCCACCGTTCTTTCTTATATTCTTTAGTTTCTGGTTAACCTCTGCGGGGTCATACTCGGGATGCTTCTCTGACATTTTGTGGGCGGCTTTGTCTCCATCTACGCAGAAAGCGGGAATAGATAACGCAGACATCCACAGTGGTTCGCTAAGTTCTTCTTGATTCTCATAGCAGTAATTGAGTTGGGCGCAACCCTTCTCGCCTAGCATCATGATTGTCTTGAACTTCTTAACCTTGTTACCCAGTAATGCTTCCATCATTGGGCTCATCGCTCTCGGTACAAAGTCAGGCTGTTCTTGCTCAGGCGCATCTGCACCGAGTAATTCTTTGTAGGCTTCGTACGATAGAGGCTTCGTGTGCTCGTTCCAAACTGTGACGGATTTAGGGTCATCTTTGTTCTTGAAATTAGCCGAGTGCATCGGGCGCAAGATACGTGAGGCTTCGAAGACGTGTGGGTCAACGATTAGTCCATGCTCTTTACACAATGCTTTTAGTCGCTTAGCTAACGGCGTCCACTCTTGACGAGTAACCGTGCGGTCGAGCAACCAGTAGGCGTGAATTCCGTTGCCAGAGTTCACCAGTATGGGTCTATGCAGTCCAGCGGTTTTGCAAAACTTTTGTAATTCTGCTAGTCCAGTCTGTTGATCTAGATAGCCCTCAATAATCCCTTTGGAGTTAGGTACGCCCTTGGTGGGGCCGCAATCAATATCCATCCACAATGCGCGGAAGTATTGAGCGTTACCGTGAGTCCTGTCGTT